AGTGCTCATTAACTACAGGTAATTTATCTACACACTCTCTTTCAACAGAGAATCCTACACCTGTACCACACATAAGTATGTACATACATTCGTCAAATGAACGTGGACTATCTACAGGTATGTAGCCACAGTTATAACCACCCACATGACACCTGTCTAGGGCAGGTCCTGATGTCATTAAGGCTCTCATGCTAGGCATGACACCTAAGTTCATTATCTGCTCTGTAAGCTTATCTTTTAAAGCTTTAGTAAGGGTGTATGAATAGTTTTTCTTGAGGTGGTTAGACATGTAATCAAAGTATCTGTCTACAGTCTCTCCCCAATTCTCTCTTCTTTGTTCATCATCCTTCCACCTAGCATAGCGAGAGAGTGCTATAAAGTTTTGGTAGTCTGTTGGTAAATAGTTTTGTATCATGTTTATTACTCCGTTATTGTTTTTATGTTTTTAATTCGTGCTCCTTCTATATCATAGAAGTATTCTTGTATGCCTTCTTCTATTTCTATACCTACGTTCTCATCAGCAGGTATGGGATATTCTTCAGGGTCTATCTCCAATGTAAGGAATACTTTAACTCTTACCATTGTAGACCTCAATAAGTTTATTTAGATACCACTGTGCTTTTCTAAGGTCTTCCACACCGTTCTTATATCTAAATCTCCATAGGTACTTAACTATGTTACCTTGTAAATAATAGTCAAACCCATCCACTAACATAGCTTCTAAGGCATCAATGGTTTCAATACCTGCTTTGTTATAATGGATAGGACTATTAACCATGTCCTGTTCTTCGTGTTCAGCTTCTTTAAGTCTTCTTTTCATATAATCCATATACCTTTCCATTATGCGTTTCCTTTAGTACTAGAATCAATAGTTATGTGTATAACATTATCATCAATACCCACTATGTTAGCTTTTGGTTTGTTCTTTTCTTTTACCATATCGTAGTAATCTTTGTCAACAACCTTTTCAATAAAATCATTTATGTCATCACGTAAGTCACAGTCTTCTTCTGTTAAGGGTACGATAGCACACATCATCTTGCATAGATGTAGTACTTGATAATAGTCTTCATCATTCATTTTATTTTCAGGGTCTGTTACTATACCTATATCAACAGCACCAGTCCATTGATGTCTTCTATTAAGGCTAGGTCTAACTCGTATAACAAAATCTCGTTTTACTAAACTTGCTCTTAATCTTCTTCTCTTTTTACGTTTCTCATCCATGATTATCTCCTTGTTATTTTTGTACCCTTAAACTTAATAAAGGTGGGGTGTTTATTTTTTCCCTTTTCTTTTAGCCATTCTTCAGGGATAATCCTGTCGAAATATCTGAAGCCATATTTAATACACCACTCTGCATATGTAGACTTAGCACCCTTGCTTAGTTTACTTCTACTGTTTGTGAATACAAATCGTATGTCAAGATTAGGATGTTGTTTCTTTATACATAAATGTTTTTTTCTGTCCGCTGCTAAAAATCTTCCTTTAGTTTCTATTATGATACCGTTGTTTAATATAAAGTCAGGGGTATAGGTGCGATAAGTTAAGTCTTCCCACTCTATCTTAATAGATTCATAACCATACTTGTGTTTATGTTCCTTTAAGTATAAGGAGAGGGCATGTTCTAGCCCACTCCTATACCCATATTTTATAGCTTCTCTGCGAACCTTATGAGGTGACATTAAAATGTTCGCCAAGATATAAATGGATTGCTATATGAATACGTATTAGAGTAACCTAAGTTTTTAAGTTCTTCCTTTACTGCTTCATCAGCTAACTTCTTAGCTTCAATTGCATCTCGCAAACCTGCTGTACGCATTTCACGATATGCTTTCTTAGCTTCAGCTAATTGCTTTTCCATCTCTTCAATATCAGACTTAAGTTCTTCAACTGATTTGCTCATCTTTATTATACTCCTTTCTTAGTTCAACGTAAGACACCATCTTAGGGAATTGTGCCTTAGACATTACTGAAGGTAACTCCTTCAAGTTTTCCCAACAAGCATACTTGTAGCTACAGAAACTACAGCTAGTACCTAGTATCTTGTTGCCTGTAGGCTTACCCCTAAATGTTTCGTCTACAGGTTCAAAGCAACGGTTAAACTTATTCTCATTAACTGTTTTCACTGTTGCTTTAATCTTATCCATTTCTTTTTCAACATCAGCATTCTGTGCTGACACATACTTAAATGAACCATTGGCTTTGTTGATGACCCACCAACCACCAATCTTTTTATTAGATGCTTTAGCATATCCTATAAGTTGACTGACGTAGCCAAAGGGGTCACCATCACTTAATGTTTCAAAGGATACAAACTTATTATCGTATGACCAAGCAGATGCAGACTTAACATCATCAACTGCACCATCTATAACTAAGTCATACGTGCCTGATACCTTCGTGTCTCCTACATCTAATGATACAGTTTCAGGTTCTTCATACTTAACACCCGCACTTTTAAGTATACCCTTGAAGACTGCTTCAACTATATCGCCTAACATCATGTTCATCATAAAGTTATTTGGTTTAGTTGAAGCTACTTCAGGTTTATTCTTTTCAAACCACAGTTGACAAGTAGGTCTACCTAAATTAGACATACGTAAAGTAAAGTCACCCCTCTTATTATCCCCACCAAACTGCTTTCGCAGGGCATCCATAACGTCATTGCCTACCTGTTGAATAACTTCTTCAGACATAGTAGACTTACCATTTACAGCATCAGACATGTACTGATGTACTGCGAGTTCAGCAGGATGGTTCATTATGCTACTTCTTCTGAATCAATGTCTACAAAGTCTTCTACTGTATCCATATCTTCATCTTGCATATGTTTGTTTGCATTCTCACTCCAAGCATTTATAATATACTCGTTGTAATTCTGCACCCAAGCTACGAAGTCAGCGAACCTTGTCTGTTCTTCAGCAGTTAACTCTAACACAGTTGTTACATCAAGGGATGTGACAGGTAAGTAAAAGCTATTACCGTTAGGTAACTTTCTTTCCTCTGTGTTCGCAGTAACTATATGTTGTACAGGTAGTCTCTTCATCTTAGCAAGCTGACTAAAGATTGCACCTACAGTTTTAAAGGCATCCCTATTCTCTACTTCCCATATGAAAGGTAGCGAGTCTACCTCCATTCCATATGAATAAACCTTTTCTACAGGATTACCTGCACTATCTGTTGGATTGATTAATTCAATCGTACCAAACACTGCACGTACTCTTTTAATCTGTCTGATTAAATCCTGCATCTTCTCAGGTAATGCTTTAAAGTCTTTAATCCAACCTGAAGGTTTGCCACAGTTGAATCCACCATCATTATCTTTCAAGTCTATGTTGAGATTATCTCCCATGATAGTCTTAATATAACGATTAGGTTTATCTCCTGTACCCATGATGAATCTTTTATACATGAATCTCTGCATGTATGGTCTTATCTTAGCTGATGTAGCATAGTAAGTTTCTCCATCAGGTATCTCAAGTTTATAAGTACCACCTTCAACTACTTCTACCTTAGTCATCTTACCCTTAACCTCTTCTTCTCCCATGATAGGAGTATGGTTAATTCTTAGTCTTGCTAGAGTACTCACTTGCTTCTTTTCAGAAGTGCTTTCACCTGACATTCCCATGACTTTAGCCATAGCTAAATAGTTGTCCTTATCAATAGTTATTACTTCATTTGTCATATAATATTTCCTTTCTTTCTGTTAAAGTCCTATAGTTATATCAGCTAACATCTTTAGTGTCAAGCCAATTGTTTCCTATTTTTGCTTCTAATAATAATGGTACATTAAAACTTATACCAAAGTGGGTTTCAATCAAACTATTCATCTGTGAATTGACATGTGTTATGATATCTAGTACCTGTCTTTCTTCACTAGGATGAACGTCAATTACGATAGAATCATGTACACTATTAACTACACAACTTTGTATAGGTTTAAGTAACTCATCTATCTTTAATAGAATTAATGGAACTATATCAGCAGTAGCAAATGACTGAACAGGATAGTTCTTTATCTGCGTAAAGTGTGTTACACTTCCATTCCTTCTTCTCTTCACATCAGGAAAAGAAAACTCTCTACCTGATGGTGTCTTTATTATGCCTGTAGTTACAGCTTCTTTAGCCAATCTGGAATGCCATGACTTGATTCCTTTATACTTCTCTGTGAAGTGTGAGTAGTATTCAGCTTCTGCTTTAGTTCTTCCAAATCCTGTTGCTCCATACAAAGGTGCAAACGTGTGTGCCTTCGCATCTTGGCGAGAAGTAGGTTGACCTGCATCTGTAATAACTTTAGACGTATACGAGTGAACATCAAATCCAGTAGTGACTTCATTTATAGCTACCTCATCTTGTGATAAGAAAGCAGATACTCTAAACTCTAACTGTGCAAAGTCAGCTTCAAGTATCTTGCCATCTTTCCAACGTGACACAAACACTTTCTTTACAGGAAACGTACCACCTCTAGGCATGTTCTGCATG